ACACATGGATTTGTTATTTGAAGATATGGATAAGGCCGATCAATTTTTGGATATGGGAGCGGATGCGCAAGTTAGTACTTTTTCTGATGGCGCATATGCAATCGTCCAAATTGGTGATACGGCGGATAAAGACCGAATTCAAGTTTATGGATTGCTTTTACATGAAGCTGTTCATGTCTGGCAAAAGATTAAAAAGCTCATGGGTGAACGAGAACCGAGCTCTGAGTTTGAAGCTTATTCAATTCAGGCGATCGCTCAGGATCTTTTTAAGATGTATGAGGAAAGCGAGGTTAAAAGTCATGGGGTGGAAGGGGAAAAAGCCGACTAGTTTTAGTCTTGATGTGTCTAAAGCGGCAGAAGACCATGTGAAGAATATTGTCATGGATACTGTGCAATCCTTAGTTAATTTAAGTCCCGTCGATACTGGAGCATACCGTGCTTCACATATTGTTTCGGTTGGATCTGGTGACTATGACATACGTGTACCTGAAACTAACCCAATTCAAGATGCTGCTATTCAAGCTGTAAAGATTAAATTGGGCAATTTGGTCTACATACAGAATAACCAGCCTTATGCTGAGCGCTTAGAAAACGGCTGGTCTGATCAAGCGCCACAAGGTATTTATGGCCTCACTTTTAATTTTATTTCTCAAAAGTACGGTGGCTAAAATGGCAATGACTTTAGAGCAGACTAGGCAAGCTATTATTGATCGCATGCAAAGCTTTACAGGTATTGCTCAGGAACGGATTCAGTATCCAAATGCACCAGGCTTTACTGTACCAACAAAAGGTGTATGGTGCCGCTTAACGATTGCAGGCGGTCCGAGTTTTACTTCAGGTATTGCAGATAAGCCATGTACTCGCCGTACCGGTAATATCATGGTTCAATGCTTTGCACGTCCCAATTCAGGAATAATTGAAATCACAAAATTGAGTGATGCATTACTTGCTCATTTTGAATATTTCACAATCGAACACTTAGAATGTTTGAATGGCCAATCTATTTATGCGGGTAAAGATGCTGACTTCATTCAATACAATGTATCAATAAGTTTTTTAGTTAACTAAAGCACATAACAAACCAATCTTTCACTACCACCTCATCGGTGGTTTTTTTATGTCTAAAGGAAACACTTATGAGCAATCATGTTTTTAAGCGTGGTGACACATTCAACTTAAATTTGCAGCTAGTTGATACGGATGATGCACTGCAATATCCAGCCAATGATGTACGTCGAGCAATCGATTTAACGGGGTATACCTTTACTTCGCAAGTTAAAACTCTGGACGGAACCGCCGTAGCAACGTTGACTTGTGCAGCGTTAAGTCAAAGCACTCAGAAAGGCTGGCTCAATATTAAATCAGGAACAAGCACTGCAACTTGGCCTTTAGGGCTGTGTCAGATGGATATTAAAGCTGTAGTTAGTGGTACTACGCAGCACACTGAGACTCTGACTTTTCAGGTAATTGATGGGGTAACTGCATAATGGCAAATCTAGTCTTTAAATATTCTTGGGATCATCGGCCTTATCCCTATAACTCAGCTCAAGGTAAGCGGCAATTTATGCTGCCTTTTGCTTCGGGTATTCCAAATTTGACACCCGATATATCTCAAGTACAAGGAGCAGGTACAGCAGCGCAAGGTACATTAACCATTGCTCGTGATGACTCTACACCTGGACGAGTACTTAAAGTTGGAGATTTCGGACTTGGTACGTCTATATTGCATTCTGAAGGAAAGATCTTATATAAAACTGGATTTCAGGGTTTAGCTGGCAGTGTGACAGGCTTAAGCTTTCCACTTCAATGTGTTGTGTTCGGTTGGAGTAATTTAGTATCTGTACTAGGGATTAGTGCTGCGACTAAAAGAATGTTTTTCAATAATATTCCAATCAATGTTGACCCTCAGATTCTTAATTCAGACTGGATTGAAGTTCGAACAACAGCAAATACTACGGTTGATGCAAATGGTTTTGTTAAATCAGCCTCACCAATTGTTAAACTTTTTGCAGGATCTATTGAATTAAATGATTCAGCAAAAAAACAACCAGTCGAATTTGAAAAGATTGATGTGGGTAATTACTTACTCAAAGGGTCATTAGGTTTTGCTCAGGAAGGTTGGTATATCGAAGTACCTAAGGATGCCAACGGTAATACGGTAGTAGCAGTTGAATATTCAACCTTAGAAAATGGTGATCTTTCTATTAAAACTTATAAACGTAAGTTTGATATTGAAAAAGCTGCCATTGTTGCTGATCACGACAATCCGCTAGATATTCCTGAAGGCCGCTGGATTGATATCCGTTTACATGAAGAGCCTGAACCCGTGCCTGAAGAAATATTGAGTGAAACACCAGTTGAGTTCCAGCCTACTAACTTATCTCAGGCAGTAGCTGCAGCCATGAATGGCGTGGAACCGCCAGAAATCTCAGACACAGACGAAACACTTTAATAACCCGCTTAAAAAGCGGGTTTTTTATTGCCTAAATTTTGGAGAACCATAAATGAGTTCAGGCGCAAAAATTCGATTATATGCTTGTGAAGAAGCAGTTTTAGGAACAACTCCAGCAAACCCGATCTGGTACACAGTTCGCCGTGTAAGTGATGGCTTATCAGAAAACGTATCTACTGAAGAAAGCAGTGAAGTAGTGGATTCACGCTATCGACAAGGCGGGGTAGTTACTGAAGCCGAAGTGGCAGGGCAGTTAGAGTTTGAATTATCACTTGGTACCTTTGATTTGTTCTTAAGTGCTTTAGCATTCAATAACTGGGCGACAAACAGTTTAACAATTGGCGGTGCTGTTCGAAAATCATTAACGTTAGTTAAAGTTTTTGAAGATATTGGGCAGGTGTTTATTTACCGTGGAGTTCAGGTCAATTCTGGTGAAATTACTATCCAGACTACAGGAAAGATCACTGGTAACTTTGGTCTTGTAGGTAGCTCATTTACTAGACAGCAAGTCAACCCTGTTGTAAATCCGGTTGCAGCTTCAACACGTCCACTGGTCAGTATGCCAAACGTGGAAAACTTGCTTGTAAACGGCCAGTCAATTCAGGGTAAAGCGTGTCTACAGTCTCTTACCATTTCTATCAATAACAACCTTGAAGCAATCCGTTGTATCGGTTCGGGTAAGTACACACCAGAGTTCTATATTGAAAAGATGATGGATATCGAAGCGAATGCTTCATTTATGTTCTCGTCAACTTCAGCAGGGTGGATTGATGCCATTAAAACACGTGATGTATTTACACTGACCTTTGATATTAAAGATAGTAAAGGTAGTAAATATTCGTTCAACTTCCCGCAATTGGAAGTCATGGAAGCCAATCACCCGGATGGTGGTGGTGATGACATCATTACTGTAGATATCAACTTTGCCCAAGTTCGTACAGCGCCAACAATTGTACGCGCTCTTGTGTAATCAACTTATTCAGTAACAAAGCCTATGGAATCCCATGGGCTTTTTTATTTCTAAAAATTAGAGGTTGCTATGGCTTTAAAAGTCGGAATTATTAAAAGCTCGGACGTATCAAAATGGTGTGAATACAAGGGGGCTGATGGCGAAGTACAGGCAGAGTTCAAAGTCCGTGGTATCGCTTATAAGCCTTTTCAGGTAGCTATTGAACGAGCAGGAAATCAGATCTCGTCTAAAGGCTATGATGTGATGGTCAAAGATGAAGATGCCAAGCTTTATCACGAGTTGTTAATGGATGCATGTGCTGCCCATTTAATTGAAGACTGGAAAGGTGTGGTATTTGCCGAAATCGTAGACGGTAAAACTGTTGAGTCTGAAAAGCCATATACCCCTGAGAATGCCTCAAAGCTTCTTAATCTTGGTGATATTGGTATTTCGATCTGGCTATTTATTAAAGAACAGGCCCAGAAGATTCAGGAAGAAGCCGATAAGGATAAGGCTTTAATTCTGGGAAAGTCATCGAGCTCTATAAGTACCAAAAGACCTATGCGTCAAAAACGCCGCACGAAATCGAACAAATCAAGTTCTTAGGCGGCCGTATTCCGGATCCGCCAGAATATTCGTATGCGGCTGACTCTATTCTTTCGGCATTTAGTACTATTGCCAGATCCAGACGATATGAGCAGGGTATCCCTTTATCTTTAGATCAGCAGGCAATCAATGTCTATGCAGA